GTCATATCCCGAGCTGCGTCGTAAGGTTATCAGTGATTTTAAGGAAGTAGTCTACGGGTCAGATAACGAGTTTGGTAAGGGCCGTAAGGCAGACCAAATCTTAATGGAAGACAAGTCAGCTGGCATATCTTTAATCCAAGAACTACAGCGGGCCGGCGTTCCTGTCCGTGGGTACAACCCTGGAAGAGCAGACAAGGTACAACGGCTTAACATTGTGGCACCCCTTGTATCCAAGGGCAAGGTATTCATACCAGAAGACACCGAACAAAAGAGCGACTACGCCTCATGGGCAAAACGCTTCCTGCGTCAGGTGTGCTCGTTTCCTGAAGCCGGGGGCCATGATGACTACGTAGACTCCCTGTCCCAAGCCTTAAGGGTACTCAGGGATTCGGGCTGGCTGCAGCTTGATCCATTGCCAGCAAGAGACTATGATTACGCTGATGATGACTCTAACAAACGATTTTCTAATCCTTATGCACAATAGGGGCGGATTGTGCCCTTTATTTGCATTATTGTAATTAGGATGAATAATTTAAAAATCCCCTACGAAAATTCAAAATAATGGCGAACCCCCAAATACCAATTCAATCAGGCTCTTATCTTCCGTCTTTAGACGTAGAAGAAGATATTCAAAAAGCGAAATCGCAAGACGCTGATATGAAGTATTACGAAGACGCATTAGGTCTTGAGTCAGATGAAGTGGAAGAAGAAGTTATTGAAATGGAAGATGGTTCCGTTGTCGTTAACTTCATCCCCACAAAAAGCCCACAAGAAGCACCTGAGTTTTATGCAAACTTAGCCGAAGAGTTTGAAGATAGTATTTTACAATCTCTTGCTATTGAATATTTAGACCTTATTGACGTTGACCAAGAGTCACGTAAGCAACGCGACAAACAGTACGAAGAAGGACTCAAGCGCACTGGCCTAGGTAAAGATGCACCTGGCGGTGCTACGTTTGATGGCGCCTCTAAAGTTGTGCACCCCGTCATGGCTGAGGCATGTGTTGACTTTGCTGCCTCATCATCAAAAGAATTACTGCCACCTGAGGGCGTTGTTAAGTCAAACATCAAGGGTAATGCAGATCGTTTAAAAGAAGAAGTAGCAGATCGTAAGGTATCGTTCCTTAACTGGCAGCTCTCAGAACAAATTCCAGAGTACCGCGACGAAATGGAACAGTTGCTAACACAACTACCCCTTGGCGGCTCACAGTTTTTAAAATGGCGTTACGACAGTGAACAAGCAAGACCCACCTGCGAGTGGGTTGCAATTGATAACATTTTGTTACCATACGCGTCAACCAATTTTTATACTTCACCACGTGTAACTGAAGTACAAGACATTACAGAAGACACGTTTTTACAACGTGTTGAACAGGGTATCTACATTGACATAGATACAGTCTACTCGTCTGACGCGCCTTTAAATGATCAGACAAGTTCACAAAAAGCAAACAACAAAATTGAAGGTAAAGAAGAGCCGTCTAAGAACATTGACGGACTTCGCCGTGTTTATGAAATAACATGCTTTATGCGGTTAGATGACGATCCTGAAACTGAAGGTCGTCGTGCTCCGTACATCATGACAATTGATGAGACTACAAGCAAAGTTATTGCTTTGTATCGCAACTGGGAATGTAACGATGAAAAATTCGAAAAACTGGAGTGGTATGTCGAGTTTAAGTTTATTCCTTGGCGTGGAGCTTACGCTATTGGCCTACCTCAGCTTATTGGTGGCCTTAGTGCTGCTCTTACCGGTTCTCTTCGTGCTCTACTTGATGCTGCACATATCAACAACAGCCAGACGATGCTTAAACTCAAGGGTGGACGCATTGGTGGGCAAAGCGACAGAATCGAACCAACACAGGTAATTGAAATTGAAGGTGCACCAGGTGTTGATGATGTACGTAAGATTGCAATGCCTATGCCGTTTAACCCACCATCAAGTGTATTGTTTAATTTACTTGGTTGGTTAACAGACGCAGCTAAGGGTGTAGTTACTACATCTGAAGAAAAGATTGGTGATGCCACTAGCAACATGCCAGTGGGAACAACTCAGGCGTTAATTGAACAGGGTGCTAAAGTATTCTCAAGCATTCATGCTCGTTTACATCGTAGCCAAGCTAAGTCATTAGCAATTATCTCTAGGTTAAACCACTGGTACCTGCAGGACATGGATAACCAGTCTGGTACCGAAGTTGAAGTTCGTGACTTTGCGTACAACAACGACGTAAGACCAGTATCCGATCCAAATATATTTTCTGAGACACAACGTCTTGCACAAAACCAAGCGTTGTTACAAATGGCAACCAGTGCGCCTCCCGGAATGTTTAACATTCGTGCGGTGTGTCGTCGTGTCTTAGGTCAACTTAAAATCCCAGCAATTGACGAAGTATTACCAAATCCGTTGGGTGCTAAAGAATCTAACCCAGCGTTAGAAAATGTGTCAATGACTATGGGAAGAGCTGCTGCAGCTTACCCTGACCAAGACCACATTGCGCATATTAAGATTCATTTAGAGTATGCTAACAACCCAGCCTACGGTGCAAACCCCGTAATTGGCCCCATTTTCGCGCCCCATGCTTTGGAACATATTAAGCAGCATTTGACGTTGCACTATCTGCAGTCCATGCGTGCTTATGTGGCCGAAGCACAAGGTGGCCGCGATACCCTTGAATTGCACCAAGAAAAACCCTTGGATCAAGAGGCACAGCAAGCATTGGTCATTGCGTCACAGTTGGTTGCTCAGGATTCGCAGCAAACTATGGCACCATTTGTACAGCAAATCCAAGGATTAGCACAAAAAGTACAGGAAGCCCAACAAGCTAAAATGCAACAAGCAGCTGAATCTGATCCTACGGCTCAGGTTATCCTCAAAACGCAAATGGCAGAGACTCAGCGCAAACAAGCTGAGTCCCAAGCACGTATGCAGCTTGAAAATCAAAAAGATCAGCAAGAATATCAGCTTAAAATTGCCGAGTTACAGCAAAAAGTACAAGAACTACAAACTAAGTACCATACCCAGTCAAGTATTGACTCCAACAAAAACGCTACACAGATCGCAATGGCAGATATTAACAACGCATCGCGTGAGCGTGTGGCCTCAATTAATGCTGGTGCTCAATTAGGTGCAGATCAGATGGCTATGGCCCATGAGCAAAACCAAACAGCCTTGGCAGCGTCACATGCAGCACAGCAAGACATCCGCCAGCATGGTTTAGAAATAGAACAACAGGCATTTCAGCAACAAGCGCAGCAAGTTCAGTCCCAAATTGCAGCACAACAGCAAGCCGCACAGGCTGAGCAGCAGGCAACACAACAAGCCCAGCAAACTGGCTTAGAACACGCCGCAACTATGCAGCAAAATGATCAACAAAATCAGCAAGCATTAGCACAACAGGCAGCAGTACCACCAACACCCCCAACAGGAGCAATCTAAATGGCAAATAAGAAACAAGAAGGCGAATTAGGTTTTCGTCAGACTTACAAACAAACTGGAAACCAAGGTTTTGGTGGCGGCCCAGGCGAAAAAAATATTGACGCAGGACTTTCTGGTTCTAAGCGTCCTAACAACGCAGTTAAAGGCAAACCAGCTCGTTCAAGCAAAGTTGGCCCAGGTAAAAACCTTAACGACATCGGCGGCGGCAACTTTTATTAAGCAATTTAGGGCGGAAATATCCGCAATATTGCATTAATGTGAGTATGAAAGACTTTATTAGTGAAATTATCGGTCGTGTAAAGACTGAGCAAAATTCAATAGCTGAAACCGTCACAGCTGGAATGAATGTCAATTCATTTGATGACTATCAACGTTTAGTTGGCAGACACGAAGGATTTAAAATGGTACTTGACATTATTAACGAGATATTGACGGAAGACGAAAAAGACCTGTAAAGGTTAAGGAGAGCAGCCGAATGGCAGCGTACGCATTTGATAGTAAAAGTAAAGATGAACCGGATTTAAGATCAGAATCGGAGTGTTTTCCCGAGATTGACCCAGGTTTAGATGTCGCTGGAGACAGAGTACTTGTTCAGTTACGCAGGGAAAAGAGCACCAGCAAGGGCGGAATCATCTTAGTTGATGAAACCAGACAGACGTTACGTTTCAACGAGACCGTGGCTAAAGTAATCCAAATTGGACCTCTAGCATATAAATCACCAGAAGATTTAACCCCTTGGATCGAAGGTCCTTGGTGTAAAGAAGGTGACCTAGTTCGCACCATTAAGTACGGCGGCGATCGGTTTGTTGTACAGCCAGACGACGAAGGATCACCAGTGGTCTTTATTACGTTGCAGGCACGTGAAATCATTTCTCGCATTAGGTCGTTTGAGTATGCGCAGAAAATGAAATCGTTTGTAGATTAACTTTTGTAAAAAAGAAAGTATAGTATGGCAGATAATGAAAAGAAAGACGTTCCTATCAAGGAACAAGCAGATGGCTCCGTTTTAGCCAAAATCGAAACTCCAGAAGAGTTTGATGATGAAGAACACAAAGAAGGCGGCAAAGTAGAAGCTGCTGACGAGCAATCAGAAGAAGATGCGCAAGAAGATGCAGATGATGCAGAAGACAACGCAGACGAATCTGAAGATGAACGCGAAAAGATTCGTGAAGCTAGACGTGAAGAGCGTAGATTAAAGAAAGAATTATCTAAGCAGCGTGAGGCGTCATCTAAACACAAAATTAGTGCGCTTGAGAAACGAAATGAAGACTTAGCCAGACGTTTGGCAGCAGTAGAAAACACCGCAGCATCGTACCAGTTTGCACAAATCGATAAAGCCATTGAGGATGAGGCTACCCGAGTTGAGTATGCAAAAATGAAGATGTTGCAAGCTGCTCAGAGTAATGACGCAGAATCTCAAGTAGAGTATTTAGAGCAGTTAACAGACGCTAAGCAACGTCTTAACCAAGCTCAGCATTACAAAAAACAACAGCTTGAGCAGGCTAAGGCACCTAGACAAAATGTGCCAAATGAGATGTCTTCTGAAGTACAAAGAAATGCCACATCGTGGTTAAAGAAGAACTCTTGGTATGACCCGCAGGCTCGAGACACAGATAGTAGAATTGCCAAAGTAATAGATCAAGAACTTGCCTCAGATGGTTGGGATCCTAGTGATTCTGAGTACTGGGAAGAGTTAGATAATCGTTTG